AATCCAAAGTAAACGATCGGGTCGAAATACACGTTGAAAAGGCATTAAGTGATCAGGATGAATTATATTCTGAAAAGCTTGAGCAATTAATTGAAAAAATTGATACCGATCATACAACAAAGCTTGAAAGAGTAGTAGAAGCTTTAGATGCTGATCGAGCTAATAAGTTAAAATTAGTTATCGAAAAATACGAAGAAACATTAAATGAAGATGCTAGTAAATTTAAAAGTGATCTAGTCGAAACAATTTCTAATTATCTAGATGTATATCTAGAAGAAACCGTACCTGTTAACAGCATTAAAGAAGCTGTTAAAAATACTAAAGCAGTTAAGGTTTTAGAAAGCCTAAGAAGCCATTTAGCAGTAGATGCTGCTCTTGAAAAAGAAAGTATCAAAGAAGCTGTTATGGATGGCCACTCTCAAATAAATGAAGCTAATGAAAAGCTTGAGTCTATTGCAAATGAAAATGCAAATTTAAAAGGTGAGTTAGAGCGTACTAAAGCTCAATATCTTATCGAAGCTAAATCGTCTAAACTAGATGATAAAGCTAAAAAGTTTGTATTAGCAGCATTCAAAGGAAAAGATATTACATTTATCAAAGAAAATTTTGATTATACTGTAAAGCTTTTCAAAAAGAAAGAAAGCGATAGACTCGACGTTTTAAAAGAAGAAGCTTATAGTAAGATGGATAAAGTAGATGTAGTTTACGAAGATGTTAATGTTAACTCTGAAGTAATCGAAGAAAAAGCATCTAATCCATACTTAGATGAACTTTCCAAATACTAATTTTTATATAGTTGAGAATACAAAGTTCTTAGTTTCCTGGTTTTAACAAACCTTGGGGTCGTAAAAAAATAAACAAAGGAAAAATCTATCATGAATTCAATTAGACCTTCACAGGCATACATTGACGAATCAAGAGCTTCTCAACTATTAGAGAAGTGGGCTCCTGTACTAGATTACACTTCCAGTTCTGTTGCGCCTATCGAAGATAGCCACACTCGTTTAAACACAGCTATGCTTTTGGAAAACCAAGAGTCATGGTGCTTGAACGAAGCAGGACCTAACTATCAACCTTCTGCCGGTGCTCGCGCTGGTTCAATGGGTGGTGGTAATGGTACTGACGGCATGTCACTCGGTATTAATGCAAACACTTGGAATGGTAAAGCTACTGTAGGTGGTACACCTGGTGAAGATGATTACGCTACTGGCGATGCTCGTCTTCCTAAGATCTTGATCCCAATGATTAGACGTACTTTTCCTGAGTTAATTACAAATGAAATCGTTGGTGTTCAGCCTATGGCTGGACCTGTCGGTCTTGCATTCGCATTACGCTACCGTTATAGTGGTCAGACTCTTGGGTCTGGCGGCGCTGATGGCAACTCTAGCGTAGGTGGAGCTGGTTCTTCTACAGTTGATCACGTTACCTTATCTGGTAAAGAGGTCGGCTTCCAAGAACTTGGTACTGCTTACACTGGTGCATCTGCTAATTACCTTTCTGGTAATGCAGACTTTGCTACTCAAATTAACGACAGAGGTGTTGCGGAAATCTTAAGAAACTTCGAAATCTCGAATAAGATTCCTACAATGGAAGTTTCTTTCGAAAAGACTGCTGTTGAAGCTGGTACGAGACGCTTAGGCGCTCGTTGGTCTGTTGAGCTTGAGCAGGATCTCAAAAACATGAACGGAATCGATATCGACAATGAATTGACTAATGCAATGTCTTACGAAATTCAAGCCGAAATCGACCGTGAAATGTTGATTAGAATGATCCAAACTGCTCTTAATGCTTCTAAAGGCACTGGCTATTCTATCTGGTCTCCTGCATCTGCAGACGGCCGATGGATTGTTGAACGTAACAGAGACTTATACCAAAGAGTTATCGTAGAAGCAAACAGAATCGCTGTCAGAAATAGACGCGGTGCTGCTAACTTCTTAGTTGCTACACCTCGTGTATGCGCTATCTTAGAAATGCTCCCTGAATTCCAGTGGGTACCTGTACAAGGTAACGTAAATACACAACCAGTTGGTGTTGCTAAGATCGGTAATCTTGGTGGACGTTTCAATGTTTACCGTGATACAAGAACAGAAGGACAACATGTCGGTAATGACTTTGCCAATACACAGAATACTTCTCCTGAGTATATCCTATTAGGATACAAGGGACCAGAATTCTATGACACTGGTATTATCTACTGTCCTTATATTCCAGTAATGGTACAACGCACAATTGGTCCTAATGACTTCGCTCCACGAGTAGGCTTGCTTACACGTTATGGCGTCGTTGATAATATCTTTGGTGCAAACCTTTACTACCACGTAATCATCTGTAATGGACTCGGATCGGCGTTTACACCTGGTACTAACAGCGTGTACTTCGGCTAAGTTCGTTCTTACACTTACGTAGAACCTCAGCTCTTTAGGGCTGAGGTTCTTTTTGTATATAATAGTGCCTTTAAAAAGCAGTATTTTAAAGTAAATATAGATATGTCTAAAATGGTATTTAAAAATCAGATAAAAAATAACAAATATTATTCTTATAAATACCTAGGCAACTTCTCTGGTGAGCTTTTATATCAGGAAGAATTTAATTCAGTTTTATATGAGCAAGATCAACAAAAAGCAAAAGAAAGTATAGAAGCGCGCGCTGATAATGTTTTAGCTATTAAAAAGAATGTTATTATAGAAAAGCAAAAAGTGGAAGCAAGAAAGAAAGCTGAAGAACAAATTCAAATCGCATACGAGCGGAAGATAATTAAAACAGAAATACTTAAAGAGAATAAAAGGATAAACAGAATTAATGCTGAAATTGAGGATAAACATCGGAAAGAAGAAGCCAAAAAATTGTTGAATGAAAAAAAGAAAATCAAAGAACAAGAATCTATGATATATGATTCAATAGCTAATGAAACAATTAAATTATTAGATGAAAAAGTAAAGTTAGATGAAAAACGAAAATTAGAAAAAGCTAAAAAATTAGAAGAAGCTAAAAAGTTAGAAAGAGCTAAAAAGTTAGAAAGAGCTAAAAAGTTAAAAGAAGAAAAATTATTAAAGGAAAAAATGGATGCTGATATTAAAAAGATAAATGAACGTCTTAAGATTAAAGCAGAAAAAGAAAAAATTGAAAAGGAAAAAAATAGATTAGAAGAAGAAAAGATTGAAAAAGAAAAAAATAGATTATTAGAAGAAGAAAGATTATTAAAAGAAGAAATAATTCGTAATAGCCCCTTTTATACAGATGGTAATGCATATGCTGTGGATGTTAATGCTAAATACAAATATATAAAGATAACTAATGGAACTACCGGTGCAGAAAAAATATTTAAATCAAAAGGAGTACCAAGAAAGGTTGTTTTAAACAAAAATTTATTATCATATAATAATATATTAAATCACGACTACGGTGATAATTTAAACTATACTATTAATATTGAAACTGAAGAAATAGTAGCTGAAAAATATATAGAGCCAGAAATAATGGGTGAAGGAGCTTGGGAAAATAAATTACTAATTAATACTACTATTAATATTATGTATGACATCATCGACTTTGACCCGGCTGATGTCTTTAGTGCTAAAATAACTAATCCATATACTGGAATTACAAGCACGAATATATTTGAAGATGAAATGCCCGCGAAGTTAAAAGATTTACTTTTACCTTATTATAATAATAAACCTGACCTTTATGATAAAAATGTAACTGTAGGAGATTTCCAGGATGCAAGTATTTCTCCTTTTGCAGAACTTAATGGTATCAGTTCAGTTGAAAACAGTATAGCTCTAGGTGGTTTAGATATGAGCGACCCGCCAGTTGCTCCATGGGGTACGAAAAATGATGTTATTAATATTATGTTCCAAGATGAAGCTGACGGGAGAGGTAGCGGGGATCGACTTGCATTCGACGAATTCGGTGGAGAGGCAGGCACTGGGACGTGGAGAGGTTCAATACAGTTTTTGGAAGATGGATTGGATTTAAAAGATAATAACGCTGCAATATTTTTCTCAATCGCCGCCGGTGGTTATTGGGACGATCGCTGGACGGAAACATTACAAATTTTAGAAACATCTTTTGTTGGTACTTCAAATGAGGATAAAACAGACTTTAATTACGATGTAGCTGTCGATGGTGATGCGTCTTATTATGCTAGGTTAATTTATGATGCCATACTAAGAGTTCTTCGTAAGCGCCGGAGCGTCCGGAGCGGACATATTCCCGTATAGATAAAAAACACATGAAAAAGATTGTAAAAGAAAATCAGATTAAATCTAACAAATATTATTCTTATAAATATATAGGGAACTTCTCTGGTGAGCTCATTTATGAAGAAGAATTTAATTCTGTTTTATATGAGCAAGATCAACAAAAAGCAAAAGATAGGCAACAAATTATAGATAGAGTAGAAGAGAAAAAAATTAAAAAGAATCCAATTTTAGAAAAGTATAAAGAAGATTTAAAGAAATATAATGATATGGTGGATAGACTCAATGCTGAAGAGGAAAGAAAAAGAAAAGCTGAGGAACAAAGGATAAAAC